TATTTTTTTCCTATAGTCCAACATTTTTTACAATAAACTTTTCTATAATCACCCATAGTGTTTTCTTCATAACCTATGCACTTATCGCATAAATCTTTTCCGCAATATTCACAATTAGCTCTACTACATGCTAATCCTATATGTATTTCTTTTCCGCATACATCACAATATTTATGTCTTTCTATTTTTTCTGCTAATATTTTTTCTTCTTTAATCATGATGTATATTCTTTTAATGCTAATGGTAAATTTGATGTTAATTTTTGTGTTATAACATTAGGTTCAATGGCAATCGAAGTTAACTGATTACCAATGTCTGGCTCAGTAAAAATTGAGTATTTTAATTCGTAAAATTTAATTTTTTCAAGAAAGAAATGTAATGCTCGTTCATCTTTAACGGATAAAAAAACAAGATACTTAGAATTTGTATTCCAATCTTTTGCGATTTTTGGGTGTTCATATTGGAATTCGACTGCTGCATGACATGCTTGTACAGCTTGAGAACCTGGAGATAAATCTCTACGAGTAATAACGATAAGTTTTTGATTAACCTATTTCATAATAATTTTTAATTTATATATTATATATCTTTTTTATAAAATGTTTCGTCAAAATATTAATAATATTAATATAAGTACTATATACCAATCATTGACCATCTAACAATTTTATAATTGCTGGAACGATCTCGATTATAATAACTATCACTATCAATTTTTATCATAAGTTTTTTCTTTATTTTGTTTAAATACTAATAAAGTGCATTCATATGCATTTTCAGTAGGTGTTAATTCATACACATCGTCTACTTTAAAAATTTTTATTGAAGTGATATCTTCAATATTTCCTACTTGTAAAGATTTATCTCCAATATTCATAATAATCCTAATTGTTTTTTAGCTTCTATCATTTGTTCTTCTGCTTTTTGTAAATCTTTTTCAGCTTGTTTTAATTTCCATTTAGCATTATTAACTTCTTGCATTTGTTTTTCGTTAATAATTTTTTCTTTTGCTTCTTTAACTCGTTCAGTTTCATTCATCACTTCAGTGACAAATGCCGCCATTTTAAGAATAACAGGTATAGGTTTGTCGGGATATTGCTTTGAAGTCTGTGTTACTATAGTTCTAGCAGGAGGAAGTTTTGTATAAATACGAGCAAATTTAATATCATCTGTCCAATTGTGTCCTTTATAGTTTTTAGCAGGAAAATAATATCCTTTATCATCTTGAATTACATAAATTTCAATCGATTGTATCATAAGAATTCTCGTTTTAAATATTCAAATATATTATCTACTCTTTGTTTTTCATGTATCCAAGTGCACCCGCTACAATCCCATATTCCATTATCTAACATTTTTCCTAGATTTAAATGACCACAAGGATATTTTGGACAATAGCAAAATGTGCAGTCTTCTAATTTGTTTTTATCATGACAAGGATAATACGTACATGCCTTATTTATTCTACTGATTTCCATTTTTGTGGCCAACTATCAAGATCAAATATTGGTTTTTTAAAGGCCTTTTTTATTTTTTTAAGAGTCCATTTAATAGCTTTTTTAGATTCTAATCCATCTAAAATACGTTTTGATTCAATATAAGAATCCGGTTTATCATTAGTATAATAAACTTCAACTACTGAAAATATTCTTTCATCTGGAAAAATTTTATTATTTCTTGCATCAGATAAATCATATGCTATTTTTCCAGTAATTAATTTTGTAACTATTCTATAATTCCAATGATTTTTACTTTTATAATTTCCCATTAATTTTTGTATTGAATTATTAGTGTAGCTCGGGTGGAATTCGAATCCACACTGAATAGGTTTTGAATCTATTGCCAACTGCCAATTGGGCTACCGAGCCATAAAATAATAACCTGAGATTACAGTTATTATACTGGAATTACCTTCGTTTCCGTACCCTTGGGGTGCTAACCCGTTGGTTAAAAACTTATCCACTCATCGATGTTACGAGAGTCTACCAGCATCGCTGCCTTGTTTTAAGTGTAGGCTATACCACTATCACCAGGAAATTACTCGACGTTCAGATTCCCTCCGACCTTGCGAGCCGTTCACTTCCGCTAAGAAGTTAAGAGTCTCATCCTATCAAACTCTTCCACCTTGCGAGTTTCCGAGTTCCTCATTCTCTTGCGAGTGAGGAATTTAGCGATTTACATCTCCTGATTGGTCGAGGCTTTGCGTTTATACTATTAATTTCTATAGATGCAGGGATTGCGCCTGCGCCCACCGCTCCAAAAGGCGATTGCTCTCTATTGAGCTAATCTAAAATCTAGTCTTCCTGAATCGGCGCTCGACCAGAGCTTCGTGAGTTTTTGACCTACAAAATACTCAACCGATCCTGCGTTTCAGGTTTTGGTTTCCCCTACTGTGCCACTCAAGAAGAATTACGGCTTCCGCCAAATCCATCTGTCATTTGTACTTAGCCTTCGTCCTCCTCAGAACTCAGACAGAATACTTACCCCTTAACTTTCATCGGACATGATTTTGACGTGCTTGTGGACGGGTGTCAACCCTATTAAGGTAGCTCCTTACCCTCTTGCGAGGGGGCTTACTACCGGTGCCCTTGCCAAAGGACCACAATTAACCCTTTCGGGAGACTGATCATTTTTCAACTACCTCCGAACTTAATCGAAGGGCACTATTGGCTAGCGCTTGTCGAGGCTTGCGTAACTTGACCATTGCTGGCAGGACAACTAGGAAAGTCATCCTCTTTTGAATCTTGCGACTCATTATCTCTTTTCACGTTTTCCACTGGGCGAACCATGTCGAATTGTGATTAACCTTCTCACGCGAAGGCAGTATTTTCAATACGTTAAAGAACTATTTTAATTGATAATATGTAAATATAATAAAAATTCTTGATATAAAAAAATATTTAGCTATTTATTATCAAAATATTTTCATTTTCGTAGCATTTTAGTATTTTTATTTCTTATGCATGCTCCCTTTCCACTACATTGTCTAGAACAATATTCATTATAACATTCATTCCCGCAAATTTTACATATATTTCTATTTATTTTATGAGGATTTCCTTCATATAATTCAATATAGTTTTTACCATACTTTTTTTCTACAAAATTAAATATTTCTTTTAAATCATCATGAAATAAAACTATTAATTTAATTTCTTTAGGAAATTGACTTAATTTTTCTTTAGTTTGACTATCATTCCATCCCTTTATTTCATAGTAATCATTTCCTATTTTAAAATCTGGATAAAATTTACGTTCTTTTTTATTAAAAATATATTTAAAAAAAATATTATTATTTCTAGTAAATTTAATATTTTTATCTAAATGATATATTACCCATGCTAATTCATATGTAGATTGGCACCAATATCCTTTATACCATCCGCATTTTCCTCTTCCTGAATTAATTTTATATCCTCCAGTTTTTCCTTTTAATGAATTGGACAATTTTTTTAAATATTCAGGTGATTTATGATAAGCTTTACTACATTCAATAGAACAATATTTTTTATTTTTAAATTTTGTTTCAAACGCATTATTACAAGTTTTACATATTTTTTTATAGGGTTCTTTCGTTAAAGCTTTTCTTATTTTTTCGCCTATTTCTTTTCTATTATTTTTCGTACTAAAACCCTTTGCACATTCTTTAGAACAAAATCTAGCAGAACCATATTTTTTAAAAACTTCTTTTACACAATATTCACAAAAATAATGATATTGTTTTTGTTCTTTATCGTGTGTTTTTAAATGTTTTTTATAATTAGAGCCTTTTATTTCTTTATTGCATAATTTGCATTTTATTTTTGTATTTCTTGCTTTAATTAAACCATGCAAATGAATACAATGCATAGAACAAAAATTTTCACTTTTAATTTTAAAATTTATAGAACCACAAATTATACAAACTTTTGACATATCTTTTTGTATTATATACTTAAGTATAGCAAAAGTTTTACGAACTATTTTATATAAATTGATTGTAGTACTATGAGTGGGATTCGAACCCACGAATCGATTATTATCGAACTAGTTTGAGAAGCTAGTCACTTTGAACCACTTGTATATCATAGCATTATATTTGTACTATGGATGGGATTCGAACCCATGAATCGATTACCGAACTAGCTTGAAGGGCTAGCTACTTTGAGCCGCTTGTATACCATAGCATGTTAATTTCAGTGAGTCTTTAAGAAAATAGACTCACCGTGAAACTCTAGTCTATCACAAGAATGCCAACCCATTCTTCAACTGTTTTGACGCTTGATTGGAGACGCTTTATCAGTTGTTTAAAATAATGTTAAAAATCGTCACGAGGAATCAAACCTCGGTATTTCTTTGCCGGACCATTACTATAGATTAGATTTCCGTTTAATTTATAGATTTCACTACCTGTTGAATATTAAGCAAACTCAGGATGACGATTAAATATCTTTATTCAAAGAACTTTTTTTATTTAATAGTTAAATATAATCAATTTTTCTGAAATAAAAAAATAATTTACCATTTATTTTTCTGTTTTAATAATATTTTTATTTATAAAAGTAGAAAGTTTTTTTGCTTCTTCCGCACTTAATATTACTTGATCTTCATACATTTTTGCAGTTTTAAGATAATTAAATATTATTTTTAATCTTTCCCAAAAACTTGGCTTTTTATTATATTTGCCGTATGTAAACATTGCTAACCAAAATTCTTGTCTAACTTGTGTAGTATTTCTTTCGGAATCATCAAAATACTCAACATCGTGTGTAATTTGTAATAAATGAGTACCGCATTCGCACTCAATATATTCTTTTTTAGTTTCATCTCTTGTTGTTATCATAATCTTTAATTTTTTGTGCCGACGGAAGTATTCGAAACTTCAAGCTAAGGTTTTACAGACCTGTCTTCTGCCCTGGATCGTCGGCGTATGCAGTCTCTCCTGCTGTCACGCATCCTTGTTTTACTATCATCGGGTGCGTTTCCGATCCATTCGATTATATCAATTTAACGTTGATTGCGTTTAGGCCTTTAGGGCCTTCTTTCAAATCGAATTCGACATCGTCGTTTTCGTTGATAGTATCCACACACCCGGTTACATGGCAAAAATATTCTTTTGTTGAATTAGAATCAGAAATAAATCCAAACCCTTTTTGTGCATTAAAAAATTTTACTTTACCATTCAATTTTGTTGTTGTTGTTTTTTCACTCATTTTATTCTTTATTTATTTTAATTAATATAAACGATATATTTATATTTTACATTTATTCATATTTGTGTAATCTTTATTAGTTATCATTATATAGTTGTAGTTATTAGCAATAGTAGCTTTTCTTTTTTCTTCAATTTGTTCTTTATCTTTTTCAGCAAGATAAGAATTTTTGCATTCAACTATAAGATTCAAAGAAGGAATATAAAAATCTGGAAAATAATAATGTTTCTTTCCTTCAAACATATATTTTATTGATTTTGCGTTTATTATATCTGGATATTTATCATAATATTTTTCTAAAAAATCTAATTCATAAGAACCTCTATAATAAACATCAGTATTTTTATATTGTTTTAATTTAAATGCAGATTTTTGTTGTTTCTCAAAAATTTCTTTATTTTGTAATGGATTTTCTACACCATATTTTTTAATATATGCGTACTTTATTTTATTTTTTACTTCTTTAGATTTAAATGGATTATCTACTCCAAGATTGTTTAAATAAGTTTGTTTAACTTTTTCTCTAAATTCTTTTGTTTTAAAAAAATATTCTACACCATATTTATTTAAACATGTTTGTTTAGACTTTTCTATATTAACATAATTTTCATTACCATATTTTTCTTTTATGGTTTGTTTCTTTTTTTCAGTGTTCCAGCCAGATTTTACATCATGATTTTTTAAACAAGTTTCTTCTTTTTTCTTTTTTATTTCTTTAGATTGAGATACATATTCTACACCATATTTATTTAAACATGTTTGTTTAGTTTTTTCTAATGAACATTTTATTGAACAGGTTTCTTTGTATCCATATCGAAAATTTGAATATGTTATTTTTACTCCACATACTTTACATTTATCATCATTTTCTTTTTTTAACCATTTATCATAATATTCCTTTGTATTATTATGATTAATATTAATGTGTTTACTTAATTCCCTTAAATTTTTATATAGTGTATCGCATTCTTCACATATAAATAAACCTTTATTTGTTTTTCTAAATTCTTTCATATAAAATTATATCTTTTTAATTATATGATTATAAATTGATTAAGTTTTGTCGAAGATGTGCGATTCGAACGCCTCCAAATGCTCCCAAAGCATTTATGCAACCAAGTTACACCTCATCCTCGTTAAAGCATATTTTGTTAAATTTAAGTCCTCTCAAAATATGCAAAACCGCTGACTATTTGTTATATACTGCACAACTGAACAGTCTGCAGGTGAAGAAACAAATACCTTCGTACTCCTGGTGGGATTCGAACCCACACTTTATAGATCTTAAGTCTATTGCCAACTGCCGATTGGGCTACAGGAGCATTAGTGCTGCAGTACATTTACGAATATACATTTCCTTTCCGTTTCGTACTTGGCGACTTTCATTAGTCGAGGCAGCATTTAAAAAGTATTAGAATGTACCATATTTGTTACACTTAACGAGAATTCCTTCCAACCGCTGATTCTCACCCATTGGGTAGGGCTAATACTTTAGTACCCAGAGAGGGATTCGAACCCTCAAACATTAGCTCCTAAGGCTAACCGATTTGCCATTTTTCGTATCTGGGCATATTACCAATATGTCAATGAACATTTATTTGTGGAGATTGCGGGAATCGAACCCACCTACTCTGCCTCTTCAGGGCAGCGCTTGAACGCTACTCAGCTACATCTCCATTAAAAGTTTAGTACGTGATTTGAATCCGTTACACACCAATGTGCTACCAAACTTAGCAGTCTCTTCAGAAGTCGAATCTGAACTACTTGATTCAAAGTCAAGTGGGCTAACCATTACCCCAAGAGACTATAAAAATTATTATTTTATTTTTCTTCCTAATCTCCAATTATCTGGAATTAAATCTCCTTTATGAATTTTTTTATTTTCTTTTCCGTTTGTTATCCAACAAGTTCCATATTGAGAATTTTTTTCTCCTTTTTGTGGATGATTTATACTGCGAAATAATTTCATTTTAATTTTTGTTTCTTCTTTATGTTTTCTTCCAGTCCAATCGCATGATTTAAGTGTGCCTTCTTCACGCATTTTTTTCCATAAAATAGACATTTTTTTACGATGTATTTTTTTATATTCTTCATTATTCCAAACAATTTTTCCTATTATTTGATAATGAATTCTATACCATTCTTCTCCTTTTCCATTATTACCTCCCCTTCCGCCTTTCATTAAATTATAACAGCTAGGATCTATTATTAATTCTTCATTAACAAATTCTGATTCATAATGTAATGCTTCATTATATGTATCAAAAAATAATAGAATTTCTTTTTTAAATTTTTCCTTTCCATATTTACTAATAGCATATTTTAATCGTTTGCCTGATCCTAAATACCCATCTTCTAAATAATCTGTACTATGTACGCCATAATAAAAATTTCCATTTATTAAATTTTCTGTTTTATAAAAATAATTAAATTTTGCCATAAACATATTTTTATCTATATATTCATAGTTCGATATCTAATAATGATAGCTGTCTCAGCAGGTATCGAACCTACAATCTTTTTCTTCAGAGGAAAACGCGTTTCCAATTACGCTATGAGACAATAATTTACAACTATTGCTGAAAAATAATCTTTTATTACTCTAATTAAACTTAAACACAATAGATGTATTTTGAGACCCCTTTCGGATTCGAACCGAAGTCTGCAGGGTTGCAGCCTGCCACCTATACCACTCGGCCAAGGAGTCATTTATTATCAATATGTCAATGAACTTCAATATTAATATAATACTTTTTTCTGAATTAAAAAAATATTTTATCAATTATTTTCAAAAATTTTTAAAGAACTTTCCAATAAAAAGCCCTCCATTTTGGTGGAGGGCTTATTAAGGAGTATATAATAAATGATATTATGCCATACGCTTACTCAGTGCCCTCCGTTTTAAAAAAATAACATAACGGTTGCTGTTCACAATTTTGTTGTGGGAGTAATGAAAAAGAAAAATATGTATTGGCAAATATCATCTTATTTATATTTTTAATTTTATTTATATATTATAGCATATTATTAGAAAAGTTTTACTTATTGCACATATTTTTATATTTTAAAGTTTAAATAATTATACGTGAAATATTTTTACTAAATATAAAGCTTCCTGCCTTTGTAAAAGTTCATCGTGTAATCTTCCTGATAAATCATGTATATTAACTATTCCGCTTTTTTTAACTGATTTTACATAATTATTTATTAATAATTTACAATTTTCAATCTCTTTTTCATTTTGACATGAATTAATTGTATTAATAATTTTTTTTACAGGCAATACTAGACTTTTATTTTTCATGGCATTATATAATTTTAATTACATGGTTAATGTATAATTTTGATTTCTTAATATTTCATATGAAATTCCTGCATCGGAATAAACATACATATAATGTATAGTATCTAATTTATCATATCCAGTAGAAAATACTATTTTTATTTTTTTTATTTTAAACTTTCTGTTCGCATCCTGATATATATGTGTTTTAACAAAACGCCCAACGATATTTTTTCCGACAAGTTTTTTTCTTAATTCTTTAGATTTTTTTGTTCGTAATTTTCTTCGTAATTTTGCTAATTCAAGTTGAGCTATATCAATATAATTTTTATTTTCAACAGAAAATTCAAACGATTCTTTATATCCTATACCCATATCTTTTATAGGTTCAGATTCATCAGTAAATTTTTCGTTTAGATATTCTTTAACGTATTTCATTTTAATTATTCAGGAATTGGCTTACAAATTGCTTTTATAAATTCTTCTTCATTTTTATACTGTGTGATATCTATATTTTTATTTATTAAAAAATTATACCATAATTGTTCCAATTGATCTAGTTGTTTTAATTTTCCTGTTTTATATTTTTTTATTAAATCTGTTACGTGTATCCAATTATTTGAAATTTCAAAAACAGCTTCATTATGAATTATATATTCAGGAATTTGTTGTATAGGTTGTGTATTTTGTTGTCCAAAAAATGTTTGAAAAAAAGGTTGATTTGGGTTCATGTTTATTTTTATTGACGATGAATACGATTTAATTGAAAATAGTAATCTCCTAATATTTTATCCAATACTTCTTCGGGTAAAGATTGAAGATATTGCATATAAGATTTATCATCATTGTATATTACTCTTAGTATTGTAGATATTAATTCATCTTTTAATGATTCATTTAAAGATTCACTTACTATTTTTTTCATCATAATTATTTATTTAATTTTTTTCCGAATAGTTTTTTGAAAATATGTTTTTTATTTTTTACTTCACTATCTGATTTTTTCTTAAGTTTTATTGGATCTGAATCAATATCTATAGCCGTCCAAATTTCCCAATGACATCCAAAATCTTTAAATGAATAATAAGTATAGCCCCTATCACCCCATTCTGCGCTCCAATGATTACGAATAATAAAACTATCTTTAAGATAACCGACAACAGATACTGCGTGTCCTCCTAACATTTGTTGGCCAACAAGTTTAGGTTTCCAGAATTCCATAGATTCAGGACTATAAACAGGAAATGCAATATAGCACGGGCCATTTGCAAAAAGTGCTTTTTTCAAAGAATCCGCTGTATTAATTTGAGCATATCCTTGAATTTTATACATTGCTGCTTGAACTTTTAAATCATCTGATATTGCAGTAAATGTGCCATATGGATAAGATTTTTCTGGAACTATTCCAATTTTATAAAGAATTTCCATAGTATTTTTAGGTGTCATTCCTTCATTTCCATTGGATCTTAAATTATAAATAAATTGAGGGGACATATAATCTTTAAATTGTACATCTATTAATTCTTCCCATTCTTTCATTTCTGCCGCTGTTTGAGCAGAACAAGTTCCCTGTTGTCCTTGATCTCTTATAGGTCTCATATTTGGTCTTAAATCCAAAATATCTGGAAGAGATACTGGATCTGGATAAATTGCTTCAAGCATAAAATCTCTTGGATCGACAACACTTTTTTGAAGATTAAATTCATAATTTAGCATATTAATATATTATTTTATAGTTAATTTATTTATTGCTTTTTTAATTGTTTCTGCAGCCCTTATAGTTTCATCTAATTTATTTAAAAAATAACTATTAATAGGATCATATTTATTACTAAAATCTACAGAAGATTTTTTAATAGGAGGATTAATTTCTTTATCATAATGTAAATTATAAATTTCTTCAAAATATATTTTAATATCACGAAATGAATATAAAGTTGAAATTCCCGCGCTTGTAACTCTATATAATCCTGTTACTATACTAGGAATTTTCATACGACTTTCATAAAATAATTGATCTGCTCCTAATTTTACACAAAGTTTAATAAGTTGTATTCTTGCTTCTATATTTTCAGCATGATGATATATAGCAGTTTTTAAGAAATTATTATATGATTTATCTTCATCAGCCAGTTTGTTGTATTCTGGTAAATCTTTTAACAAAGTATAAAGAGGTCCTATTTTCATATCATGAATTGGATCTGATTCATCTGTAAATTTTTCATTAATATACTCTCGTATAAGTTTCATGAATTTTCTTTATTTTATATATTCATGAATTTAGACAGCAAAAACCTCCAGTACTTCTGGAGGTTTTAAAAAGTTAGTACAATGTACTAACTTTGCTTTATGATTTATTTTTATTTTACTTCTATTACAGCATATTTTGAAGCTTTCCAAAATAATGTAGGATTTTTTATATTTATTGTAGTAACAACTCCATTTAGATTTGTCATCAATTCGTAAGAATCTATAGGATGATTTGTAATAAATTTAACTTTTTTAGTACTAACATCAATAGATTTAAGTTTTGTTACATCAACTTGAGTAAATAATGTATCAGAAAAAAGTAATACTTGTTTTTTTCCTATTCCAAGAAATCCTCCTTCTTTAGTTATAACTCCTTTAATTTTTAATTGTTTTGAAGTTCCAATAAGTACAGATGCTTTATTAAGTTCAGCTATTTGTTTTGTAATTTTTTCATCTTTTTCTACTATGACACAAAATATACAAAAAACAACTTAAATCTAAAGAACATGCTGTTAAAAACAATAAAATAAGATTTATAATGATAGTACAAAAAGATTATTTAAAATTTATAAAATTATTGCAAAAAATGTTTATTTATTAATAGCAATAGATTTATAATCTATTGTTTCTTCTATAGAAGTTGCCAATATATCTGCTGACATAACTATTTTAACAAGAGGATGTTCAATAGCTTTATCAAACGCAAATTTATCCATTCCGGGTATTAAAGCACTTGGATTGAATGCTCCCATATGATAAGTAATTGCTAAAGCTTCAGTATCTGTAAGTTTTATATATTTAGATATTAAATAAAGAGATTTAGTAGAATGGGGTAAAGGAAATGAATCTTTAATTTCGTATCCTTCATATGCTATCCATTTACTATTTTTATCTTTTACCCACTTTTCCGCTTTAGAATATAAATTAATTTTTGCTAAATCATGAAATAAAGCACATATTACTACAGATTCTCTTAAATATTCAAGATCTGGTTTACGTGTAACTATTACATTAAAATTATGTAATGCAAATTGAGTTACATTTACACTATGTTCAAGAAGTCCACCTTCATAATTACCATGAAAATTAGTAGATGCCGGAGCAGTAAAAAAATCAGTTACATTTTTTAAATAAAAAACTAAATCTTCAATGCCTTCTCTTTTAATAAAAGTAAGAGCTTTTTCAAAATTTTCCTGTGTTGTCATTTATTTTTGTGCTATATAAGTAAATTGTTTGCTTGTATCATTTGCAAAAAAAGATAATAATTTTTCATCTGATAAATTTATTGCATCTTGATATAATTGTATAGAAGTTTTTGTATTAATATCGGACATTAATTTTCTTATTCGTTTTTCATAGTTTAATGATGTAGCATATCTACATCCATTAATATCTTTATACCCATGATCTTTAATTAACTCATCTAATTCTTTATTAACTAAATATTTGGTTTTAATTAATTTCATATAAGGTTCTATGGATTCATTTACATTTTTATATCTATAAAGAACTTGTCCTTCATCCCAAGAACCTACATTAAAAATAGAATTAGTAGTAACACATTTTCCTCTTGTGCCAAAATGAGATTCTAATAATCCCTGAGATAATACAAACGTGATATTTAAATTATATTTTTTACACGTTGTAACTAATAAATCAGAATTTATTTTCGATGTAGGCGCTACACTTTTAATATATTTTTCTACTTCATTTTCTAGTTGTTTATTAAATTTCGAACGTATAACAGCAGAATAATGTAACAATTGTGTTGTTGATAGTTGTTTGTTTTCTACTGAATTTGCCATAGTATCTGTTAAAAGCGAATACTGAGCAAGCGTAGTTAATATTATTAGTATTAAAAAAATAAATATTACTTTTGATATTTTTTTTAAATGATTTAGATATTTTGCGAAACTTTGCAAATTGGAAGGAATTTCAATTTCTTTATATGCTTCCTTATTTGTTTGTTTTCGTTTTTTATTCATAATTTAAAATTTATTTTACTTTATATCATTTTGAAAAAAGTGATATACTGCTAGCATGATAATTAATATCATCTTTATGTGCAACTTTATTTACAGTTGGTATAACTATAGTTTCATCATAAGTAGATTCAATTTCCTTTACATGTTTTTTAACGCTGGTTAATTTTTCTTTTTCATTTATAGTTTTCAATATCATATAAGAAATATCTTTAATTTGTCCATCTACAAGATTAAGTGTTTTAAAAGTTAGTAATTCTTCTTCTGTTATCAATCTAATAATTGATGTATTTTTAATATCTTTTAACAATATATATTTTCCACAAATTTTATTCAATGTGTAATTTAACACATCTTTTGAAAAAATTCCACCTCTTCCTCTACTCCAAGCTTTAAATTGAGTACCAGTTATTGTAGAAGGCAGTACTATTGTATGGTGATCTTCGTATATAGTAATTATAAAATTATCAAATACATTAGGTATAATGTCACTTATATTTAAATCTTTAACAGTATAGTTAACATCTTCTTCTGACTCTGTTTGTTTTTTATTTTTTATCATATCTAGTTTATTTAATAAATTTGTATGCGACAAATTCTATAGTTTCTTTGGCTGTTATAAATTGTTTGTTTTCAATCATTTTTTTTATTTGACCACTCCAAGTACTCGAATCAACGGCCATTTGCGGCTGTGTTAAATAATCATTTACTTCTTTTAAGTTTCCGCGTATATAATGATAAATAATATCTCTAACTCTTGGTGTCATTTAATCTATATTTTATTTTATAAATAATTTGTATATTAATATTATATATAGCAGCAATTTCCTTGCATATATTTATTTATGATTATTTTTACCCTCGGCTCTTTCATAATTTTTTGCTATCTTTACTTTTTATATTTTTTGATATAAAACGTTCGGGACCATTGGATAAGGTATTCGCCCAATTAATCTGTAATAAAGTATCTACAGAAATTACATTATTACTTAATAAATGACTTTGTAATCTCCACCCATTATTCCCATCATGGACTAATAATTTTATTCCTTTAAATTTAAAGTCTTTATCGGGTTTTCCTACATTATAGCCCAATTCACTTAATTTTTTTCTTGCGATACTAAAATTCTTTTTTAATCCATCGATTTTGATTGCATCTATTTGCATATTATTTTTGTTTTAAATTTATTTCAAATTCTTTTAATTCTTTAATCATATCTTCATGATAAAATTCTAAAGCATCCATTACTGTTTTTTTATCTATTTGAAAATAATTACAATATTCTCTTATTATATCATTGCTTATCGTAAGTTTTTTTTCTTTAACTTCTTGTGATTTTTTAACGCCTTTTGTATACATCCAGCCTGGCACAAATCTATGTTTTGTAGTTAAAAATCTTTGCCAAAAATCCACTACAGCAGATTGATTAATTTTTAAATGTTGTAAAACATTTGTTTGTAAAGGATAATTTATACTGAGTCTACGCTGTAACATAAAATAATGTTTTCTTTTTTCTCCCGGTAATATTTTTGAATACTCACCAGCATCTGTAAACAATATTTTTATAAAGGGAAATAGTTCCATAATTATGTTTATTTTATATAAATCATATATAAAAAGGTTTCATTTATATAATAATTATTTCCAGGGTAAATGTGTCTCTGTAAAAAGCTTAGTATTTTCAGTTTTTGTATTTACATTTTTTGTTTCTTCTTGTATAACATTATTAGGTTTATCTTGAGTCCCTTGATTACCCTGAATTCCTTGAGTTCCTTTTTCTACAGAAGGGTTTTCAACTTCTGGAAAATTAAACTTATAAATATCACTGGGAATAGATGTTTTTATAGGCAATTGTCTTACAACAAATAAAGACGGTTTACCCACAATATATTGAACAAATTCCCATGTTCCAGATAATTCTACAGTTCTAATTATTTCAGTAATTAAAATTTTTAAATCAGTAAAATTTATTCCTTCCAATTGTTTTGTTTCAGGAATTTTGTTTTGTAATTCTTGTACAGTTAATACGTGTGTCATGTTATAATAAGTTTAATTGTTTTTCATCATTTTCAGAAAATTGTTTCCAATCTAGATTATCAATTGCGCATTCTTTACATAATGTAGTAATCCAACCTCGTGTTTGACCTACATCCTTTGTAGAACCACATTTTTCACACATATATTCTGATAAAGTTTCAGCAAAACTTATCACTGCATATTGTGCTTCAGAAGCTCCTTGAGTATAAAATCTTAATCCACCAAATTTTTCTTTAACTTGTACTGCAGTTATTTGTGGGTATTTTCTTTTGGAATTATTATTATCAGTATTCCATTGAAGATCGCTACATAATCTATCAATTAACCAATACCAGCCATCTCCACAATCAAAACCCCAACACATTGCTGTTTTTTGCATTGATTCATTTCTATCTACAAATATCTTAGGATATTTTTTGCATAATTTTTCATCAAGTTCTTTTTTCATAAATTTTTATTTTATAGATTTAGAAGAATACTGCAAAGCATTTCTATGAGTACTAGCGTATGTTGGACATATTTGTTCAGCGCATGAACATAATATTATAATTAAAATTATCAGTGCGCTACAAAAAATTATTATTTTTTTCATATTAATAAATTATTTAAAATAATGAGTTTCCTTTTATTCGATCGATTTCTTTAAATATACTTGCCACATTTTCATTTTTCTTTTCTCTTACATATCGTGTTCCTTCAAGAAGATCATGCATATTTAAACTTGCGTAATTAAGTCTTGATTTATCTAATTCCATTTGTTTTTTATCTTCAAAATCTTTAACAATTTCTTCAGGAAAAAGTTTCTTATCAAGGACTACTAATTTAGCCTGTCTATCTATCCTATTATTTATATCTAATGTAATATTTTGTTTTGTAATTTTTTTCAAAGCTTCTAAAATTTGAGGGCCTCTTTCATATAAATCTGTATGATCTAATAATTCATCTGGCGATAGTGCTATCATTTCATATATTTTTTCAAATTTTGAATTAGTTATACGTGTTTCTACTCCTTTATCACTTAACCAAGAATAAATGGCAGGAATATTATCGCTGTCATCCCCACAAAATATTTTACGAAGAGCTATCATTCTTCCATCTACAACTTCCATTTTAGTTTTTTCTGCAGTAATAATTTTTTTAAAATCTTCTTTGTCAACATCGATTGATCCTTTCATATTAAAAATATCTATTGCTTCAGTTTTATTTATCCATTCTTCAAAATATTTAGGAACATAAAGCTTACGTGAAGCATTTTTACCCTGCATAAATGGATTAAAAACAGTTGTAAATGCAAATTTATTATTTGGAGCATCATAAGGATAAAATTTAACTAATTGACGTAAATCTTCATCGCCTGATACTATAATAACATGTTGATTTTGATTAAACTGTAATTCATATGACCAAAGAGATAAAAGATCGTCTGATTCTGCTGTAGGAATTCCCGTAACAATCATTCCTTTATTTTCTACTATTTCACAAAATTCATTGATAGATGCGTATACATTATTCCAATTTATATTACCTGATTTTGTTCTTTGAGCTTTATACCCATCATTTTCTTCTATTTTAATTTGTTTACGCCAGGATTTATCATCTTTTGTAAAGATTACTCTTGAAGGATTAATTAATCGTATTAAGTATGTTACATCCATACTTATTTTTCGCATTAATTGATCTATTTCTGATTGAGAGTCAAACGTAAATTGTTTTGAGCCGTACCCAGAAATAATAAAAAGACTTCTATATACTATGTTATTTAAATCAAATAATAAATTAATCATATTTTTATTTTTTAAATGTATTACTTATGGTATTATTTCTTCTATTATGCCTTCTTTTGTTTTTCTTTCAATACAGTTATCGCATATTCCTATATAATAAGAATTTCCGTCTAAGTTACTTCCATATCCCATGAATATTCTTTCTACTGTTCCGTGACTCCACATCCAGCTTTCAGGTCTGATTTGCTGTTCTTTTTCTTCTTCCTCAGATAATTCACAGGGTGTTATTTCAACACTACAACATATACATTTAAATGATTTCATCTATATAAGTTTGTTAATAATTTCATCTTTTTTCCCACTTTGTTTTATACCTTCCATAAATCTTGAAGTATGCACAACGTGCATCGGTGATATCCATGTTCTTAAATCTAAATCATCTATAGCTACCCATGAACCTGGTTTAAATTTATCAACATGATTTAATATTTCTTTAGCACGAATTTCTTCCAACAGTTGCATTGTTTTATATTCATAAGATTCTGTTATATCTATAGGAGCTTTATTTATTTTCGCAAATTCTACAAATATCTCTTGCAGATTTTTTAAAGAATAATGATCCTTCCAATCGCTTGATATAACAATTTCTGCATCTGTTTTTTGTAAAATTTCATTAAGCGTATCTACTGCTTTTTTATTAAAACGATGTACGTATCCCCATTTAGTTAATTTTGGGTGAATTTCACTTCCTAGAGATAACACACCATCTATATCAAGATAGATATACTTTTTCATAAGTAAATATAAACAAAAAATCTGAGACTAAAAAATATTTATGATTAAATATTTGTTAAATTAAGAATTTATTATCATTTGAATTTTGTACACTGCAGCTAAAAGTGTAATAAGCGGGTCTATTACTAATGTTCTTTGGGCTTGATATTCTGCTACTGCTATAATAATCATAGGAATTTTATCTTTTTTTGCTGGAACGTTTGCTTTAACATATTCAATAAAATCATTTCCTAATGTATATAAAGCATCGTCTATACGAGATGCGTATTCTCCAGCAATAAATTTATAATTTTCATAGGGTTTATCAGGAGAATTTAAACAAAGTTTATATAAATCTTCAAAATCAAAATTTATATTAAAATTTTTATCATTTAATTCTTTTATTCCTTGAAGATAAAGAGATTGAATTTTTACTAATAATGTTCTTAAACTTGGAAAATCATTTTTTACAAATTTATCTATAATTTCTTCTGTATAAGTTATATTAGCGGCTTTAAGTATTATTGATACTCTTTTTTTATATTCATTTATTAAATATAATTCTTCTTCATTGTTTATTGAATCAAATGAAACCCTATTAAAACGATCCTGAACACCTTCGGGTATTTTTTGAATATAATTAGTTGATGCAATAAATCTTACCATTCCAGCATATTTTTCAATTGGAACTTTTATTGCATCAAAAAATGCTGCGCTTGCTCCATCAAATTCATCAAGAATAACACACTTAAGTTTTTCTTTTCCACTCTCTAATGATATAGTAGAACAAAACTTTGAAACTTTATTTCTAAGTATTTCGATATTAGCATCTTCTCTTGCGTTTATATATAAGGTAGGATGATTTTTTGACAATATAAATAAAGTACTAGTTTTTCCAGTACCCGGACTGCCATAAAGTAAAAGATTTTGTACTAAACCTCTTGCTAATTCATTTTTTATTCTGGGAACTGCAATTAAAGATGAAAGATCTTGTGGCCTAAATTTTTCTGTAAAAAGTTGTGGGATTACATTGTTCATAAATATACTTTTATATATTTGTATGTAATTATTAGGAATTTGTTTTTAATAATTTGTTAAACTTATTAGTTTCTTACCCATATAATTATTTCTGACACATAATATGGATTTTTTTTATAATATACAGTTCCTTTAGGAATAATGAATTTTTCTATAGTTGTATTTTGATCTTCATTTATTTGCCAAAATGGAAATGATACAAAGGAATGATATCCTACATATATATCATATTTAAGCCAAAACCAACTAAATTTTCTTTTAATTTTCATTATTGGTTGGTTTATATTTTCTTCATAAAAGTGGCCTTGTGTATATGAAGAAAATATTGTTTTGTCAATTGTAGGATCTTCGGACGTTAAAATATATCCTATTTTATAACAAACAATATCTTCTTTTGCTATTTTTTTAAAATTAAAAATACTTGTAGTAAAACACATAATTTTATAATTTTATATTAGCACAACACATCAATTTCATTACCATCATCTAATTTGACAGTGGCAATATTATCATTCCACTGTTTGATGACTCCTTCAAACTGTTGATTTATAATATTTATCCATTTAACTCTTTCTCCTACTTTACACGCATAATCAATATACGGAAGTTTTTTAATTACTTTTTCTTTTTTCATTGTATTAGATATTTTTCAAATTTTATTATTGCTTCTTCAATTCTCTTGTTATGATCAAATCCCCATAAATAATTAGGGGTTAAAACTCTTTCAATGGGTATCCATTCTATTTTTTCTATTTCTTTATATTTATAATTTTCAATTTCTCTTGGCAAATCTATTTCTGAAAAATCAAAAATTACACAATAACACAAAACAACATTTTGTCTATTTTCATTTACATCTGTTATTGTATAATATGGTTCTTTGTCATTATTAAATATCATATATTTTTTATATTCATCTATATAAAAAGAAGTTTCTTCATATACTTCTCTTCTTAAAGCATCCCAACCATTTTCATTCCAATCCATATAACCACAGGGAGCTACCCATAAGCCGGGACCTTCTGGCATAATTTCTGATCTTTTTTCTGCTAAAACAAAAATATTATCTTTATGTATAGCAAATATAAATGCATTTATAGCAGGCGACCTAGATTCCCATATATCAAAGCCTTCAGAAATACCCGTATTAATATGATAACGTCTATTTTGTCTATTATTAAAAATAGGTTTCATAATTTATTTCTTTTTAGGTGATTGAGGGGCGGGATCAATAGACGGTCTTGGTTGTGTAGGGTTATTTTTGATATTAGCGGGTGATCCATTGTGCAATCCAATTCTATAGGATAACAAAGCGATACCTCCTACAAAAATTAATATATTAAACATCAGTATATATAATATAAGTTCCATTAGTTCATTTTTTTATAATTTCTAATAAAGATTTTCCAAGTTGAAACCACGCAAAATTATTATGATCATCTGTGACTAAAAATGTTATTGCACCAATAATACTTATGCCTAAAATAAAAGTAAACGCCATCCAAATAATTAGTAAAATAGATACGCAAAAAGTTTTCATATTATAATTTATTAAGTATTTCTAAATTTTTATACTCTTACTATTTGAAGTCCTATCATATGCGCGAAAAAAATCAAGGCACATAGTACAATAAATACAACTATTCCCTTACCACCGCTATCCATAATATTTTCCAATTCATAAGGTGTATAATTATGGTATGCGAAAAGATTAGAAAAGAACAATATAATTACGCCGAAAACAAAAAATACAGCGTACATAGATAATACAAATCCTAAAATAATTCCAAGTCCTATTAAAATTTCTTTCATATTATAATTTATTAAGAATTTCTAAAATTTCATCATATGCAGTAATTTTTCCTTTTAAAAAATTAGTCAAAAGTTTTTCACTACTTGTAAGTTCTTTAATTATATGATTTACGATATTTTTATTTTCCACAAGTGTATCAATTAAAACCCCTACTATTTTATCATTTTTACTTTTTGTATATGATTTTCCAAAATCAACTTTTGCAGCAATTGCATCAGCTACAAACTGAGGATTAAAATGACTTGAACAATCAAGCTGTCCTGCTAAAGAATTTTGAAGAAGAGTGACGATAATTTCTGTTGCTCTATTGCTTTCCATGTTTTTATTTGTTAAAAATTAAAAATAATATAATGAATACAATTAGTATGAAAAAAGATAATTTTCCCCAAGAGAATTTTGTAGTGTAATAACTACGATAGCCCGGCCCGTATATTCCATTATTTCCAGTATTAATGTGATCATAAAATAAATCTATTATTTTTCGTATAATCTTCCACCCATAATAAAATGGATATATTAAACAGTGTAAAATAAATAATCCTATTTCTTCTAATCTTTCTTTAAACATTGGTTCTCTATAATCAAATTTTATTTTGCAATGTTTATTATAGTATTCTCTATTTAAATATAATTTTTTGCTCATTTACCATAGTATAGATTCGTTTACAATTTTTATTGATGTTATAATTGGCGTCTTTTTCTTTTGATTATTAAGACTTCCATCTTCAGATAAAACATCTTTACGTTCATTTGCCATTTTATATTTAATAAAAACCGTTGCTTTTTCTGCCGCTGCATTATAATCATCAGCCACTACATATATTAAAGTATGATTATAACTATATTCATCATTTGAAAATTCAACTATAAATAATCTTTTTTCTTTCATATTATTCGAGTATTAATCCGAGTTTATGTAAATATAATCAATTTTTCTGAAATAAAAAAATTTTGGAGAACTTATTTTTAAAACAAAGTAACAATTTTTTCATATAATATTATTAACTATCAATCATGAAAGAATTTAGAAAAAATATACAAGGATATTTTATTTGTGAAGAATGCAGAATATTTACAAAAAGACGATGTGGATTAAGTAAACACATTAATGTTTTTCATAATGGTGTAAAAGTATATTTCGATAAATGGATAAAAGATAATGATGAAGATAAATGTAACATATGTAAAAAAGAAACAACATATCGTAATTTTAAATCAGGGTATAAACAAACATGTTGTAAAAAATGCGAAAATAAATATAAGCATAATAAATCAAAAGAAGCGTGTCTTAAAAAATATGGTGTTGAATATCCTTTGCAAAATAAAAATATAAATAATAAACAAAAACAAACAATGAATAATAATTGGGGTGTTAATAATCCTGGTCAATCTTCAATATTAAATATTAAAAAGAAAAATACTTTCATTAAAAAATATAATTGTGAAAATCCTTTACAAATTAAACAAATATTTGAAAAAACACAAAAGTCTAGCTATAAATTAAAAAAATTTCGCGATACTAGTATTTATTACAGAGGCACCTATGAATTAGATTTTTTAGAAAAATTTTATAATATATACCCTGATATACAAAATGGCCCAACAATAAAATACATTTTTCGGGGAATAAAAAAAATTTATTATCCTGATTTTTATATTCCTTCTTTAAATTTAATTATTGAATGCAAAAATTCATATTTAATAAAAAAAGATATAGAAAAAATAAAAGCTAAAGAAAACGCTGTATTATTAAATGGCTTTGATTATTACATAATAATTGATAAAAATTATGAAAATTTATTCTAAAATTAATCCTATACCCGATATATTTTTAATAGATAATTTTATTTTATTGTTTTTTAACGTGTTGCGAAGATAAGTGATGTACACATCACAAGATCTTCCAGCAAAATAATCGTTAGGTTTTCTCCAAACTTTTTCAAGAATAACTTCTTTTTTAACAACTTCACCATAATTTATTGCAAGAATTTCAAGTATACCTCCTTCTTTTGCAGAAAGTTTTTTAATTTCCTTTCCTTTATGATATAATATTCGTCTAGTTGGATCATATACACAATTTGCAAATTCTATTTTTTCATGCATTTTTGCTGTAAGTTTTTGAAGAGTCTGAAAATTTTTAATATATTTTTGAATATTAATTAAAATCATACTTACAAGATTTTCATAAGGTAACGATATTTGCATTAATATATCTGTTGAGGGCGTATAATTTAATGCAGGAGCAGTAATTAAACCTACTATAGGAACATATGGATTTGATTTTTTAATAAAATCTGTAGCTTTATTAAAATATAAAGAATCTTTTGATAAAATATAAGCGTCTATTCCTCCGTTTTCAATTTGTTCAAATAAAACACGCTCTGCTTTAGCCAAAATTATTTCATAGCCAGATTCTTTTGAAAATTTAATGAATATATTTAGTAGTTCATTATTTTCTGTATTGATAGCAATTTTCATATGTAATTTGTTAATGTATTACAAATATAAACAAAAATTCTGAATAAAAAAAATATTTGTTAAAAAATAATTAAATTTTAATATTAAATTTTTGTTAAAGATTTTAAAATCCTAAATTCTTTTTTCTTACGTATTCAAGATCGTAACTAGTTATAGTAAATGGTATATCTTCATTGTTAAATGGATATCGCCATGGATTCATTTGTCTCCAGCCAGCTCCCCACTTTTTTGTAAGATATTCAAAATTAATTTCGTTAACTTTATTTAATTTATCCCATAATCCCGGCTCGCCTCTTTTAGTTTGCATTCCAGTTTCATAGTAATTAGTTCCGCCGCCATGATAATATGGTTTACTAATACCATAAATTCTTTTTATTTTATTATTATTAAGTTTCATGATATAATCTGCATCTTCACCATAAGCAGGATATAGATTTTCATCAAATAAACCTATTTTTTTAACTACCCAATCTTTAAGTAAAAATAATTCAAAAGAACCCACATTTTCAAAATCACCAGCTGCAGCATGAACCATTCCAACTTCAGGATCTTCAGCTTTAGTAACCATTTCTTCCAGAAAACCCGGAGTAAATTGTATATCATGATTAACTATTATCCAATATGGAGAATTCATATAACATTTTATTATCATATTCCACGCGCCAGAACAACCTATATTAGAAGGTAGATGACACACTGTTATTTTTTTAATATGTGGATGAGATATCTTGGCCATATTATCAAGATCTTCAGTTATTTGGCCACGGCCATTATTATCAAATATTACTAGATTATCTGTAGGATAATCAATGCTTGTTATTAGTCGTTCTACCCAAAACGGGAGATTAACGACGGCAGTTCCTATTACAGGAATAGATTTTGTCATATATTTATTAGTATTAAAATCCTAAATGTTTTCTTCTTACAAATTCAAGATCATAGTGTGTAAAAGTTAAAGGAATGTTTGGATTATTAAACGGATCAATGTATGGTGTAGATGTCATCCAGCCTTCTCCCCATTTTTTAGTAATATATTCTAAATTTACTCTATTGATATGTTCTAACTTTTCTTTTAAAGATGGATCACTTTTCTTTGTGCTTTCTCCGGTTTCATAATAATTAGTTCCTAATCCATGATAATATGGTTTTCCAACCTGTTTTATGGCTTTTACAGGTCTTCCTTTTAATCTCATTATATAATCTAAATCTTCTCCATATGCTGGATAAAAATTTTCATCAAATAAACCATGACTTTGAATAACCCAATCTTTAATTAAAAATACATCATAACTACCATCTCCGAAATCTCCTCCATGCCCAAAAATCATACCGACATCTTCATTTTTTTCAGCAGCTTCAGCTATTTCTTTTAATAAACCCAAAGAAAATGCTATATCATGATTAACAAATATCCAATGGGGAGATTTCATATAACACTTTATGGTTAAATTCCATGCACCAGCAAGACCGATATTTGCAGGCATATGACATACTGTAATTTTTTTAATAAACCTATGTGTTATTTTAGTCATATTATCTAATTCCTGTGTGATTTCTCCACGTCCATTATTGTTAATGATAACGAGATTATCTGTTGGATAATCTATACTCGCAATTAAACGATACAACCAATAGGGTTCATTGACTATTGCTGCACTTATTACTGGTATTGACATATTTTATTAAGTTTTTAAAAAGAATATATGTATCAAGATATATATCAATATTAAAACCAGTATCATCTCTTTTGCAGAAATATACGTAAAAAACTTTTTTATTATCTGCAAAAATTAAAAAGTAAATACAATACAATAATTTCTGAAGTCATAATATGAGAAATCATCATCCATATAACGGCGTGTTTCTCATGAAGGAGTTGGTCATAGATTTTACTATTAGAGAAGAAAAGCACAATTCCGAAGATTAGTCCGAGAATTGGGAAATAAACGAGTTTAGGAATAATATTTTTCATTTATCTTGGGTTATTTTCCATCCATTCATGGAGTTCTTGTTCATCAGAAGTTCTACTATGTTTATTTATTTTATTCGATTGAGCCGCAGGCTCAATCGAAGGTCTGGGCTGTGTTGGGTTATTCTTCACATGAGTTTTCGACCCATGACATAATCAGATTTTATACGATATAATGGCAATAACTGCAGTATAAACCAATAAACTTATAAATTTCATAATTTTATTTATTAATACATTCATATTATTTCTTAATTTTAACAAATTCAAGAGTATCTCCGACTTGGAATCCTTCTATTAGAGTGAACCATTGTTTTGACCATATATACCTGATGCCGTTTTCATCCGTGGTAATTACGTTCATTTTATATCTCGTTACATGATTTTGTTTGTCATATAATGATTGAGATATTTCAGATACAGTAAACGTTGTTGGGGTACTTGAAGATAGCCCTTTTTGGCAACTGGTAAGTATATCCAAGGCAGTGAGAGCGAGAGCGGCCAAAATAATTATAATAATTATATTTTTTCTTTTCATTTTATTATTTTTTATTTAACAAATCTTCTTTTTCTCTTTCTTTTTCTCTTTCTTGTGAATATGTAATATTTAATTACAATGCTATGTTTTTTATTATTTACAGCAAAATGTAAATTTATTTTGTAGATTTAAGTTCTTTTTGAATAGTTTTTTCAAGTCTATATTGACAATACTTGCAATTTCCTTTATGAACTAACTTATCATCTTGTGTATTATATATACTATGATACATAATATATTCACAAGAATCGATTGTAATTTCTTTATATAATAAAGTTTCTGCTTTATTTTCTGAATTAGTATTTTTTGATACACAAATCCAGAATATTAAAATAAAAAGTACTAAAATTGCACACCCTATAATGAATTCAACAATAGTTTTTTTAATCATTGTATTTTAATTTTATTTGTTCTACATGTTTGCATCTGCCTTTAAAGGAAAACCCCATACATGTACAAGACCAATATCTACCACTAAATCTAACTTCATATTTTTCTCCAGTTCTGGAAGAAACAACAGTTTCAGACAATGGTGATTCTGGATTAATAGAAAATTTATCAAGTTCAAATGTTTCTTTTTCCCAATGTTCTTTAACTTCATCAAGAGTGGTATCGCTGGGAACTACATGCCATCCTGGAACTACATAAGTAATATTATTAAATGTTACTAACCCAGGATTCATAAGAGATTTAAATTTTACATCTGAAGGTATCATACAATTAGTCGTTAAAAATCATAAATTTAAAATTATCTTTAGATTGGTATATCCAGTATTGAACTTCACCTTCTTCATCCTTTTTTTCAAATTTATAAAAGAAAGTTTTTCTATGAGAATTTTCTTTAATCGTAACATCAAAAGAAGAAAAGAACGAAGTAGTAACTCCTGCACATTCTAAATCTGATGCATCACATGAAAAAGTTTTGTCAGATTTATCATAACAAAGCAAACCTTGTGTAGAAGAGTTTACTTCTCTCATTGATTTTTCCTTATGGTTATAAATAATATTCATAAATATTATATTTAAATTATAAGTAAATATAATCAATTTTTCTGAAATAAAAAAATATTTTTAATAGAATTTTAGCAAAAAAGAAAAAAGTTTGCAGACTTGGGGTAGGTAGATTAGCGTAATACATCTGCAAACTTAAGTATTAACGAATTTTTCTTATTAATTGATGTTTAGCCAATTTTACAAAAACATTACAAGATTCTGTGATATTATAAAGATGTAATTCATCTTTTGCCGCATCAATATTTTTAATTTGTACTAAATCTTTTGTGTGAGTCATATAAACTGATCCATTTTCCAAATCTTTAACATCAATTACAATAGGTTCTTTTAATTCTTTCATACTTTGTTTCATAAATATATTTATTTTAATTAATCTTGGCTGCCTCAGAAAGATTCGAACTTTCAGCCTTTTCAGGTTCCATATCTCTCAACAGGCTATCATCTGAAGGAGTAAAGCAGTATATCGTATATTATCTAAATAATGGTAAAATAAATGGCCACATCATTAATGTAGATATTAAAATAATAATTATAGCAAGCATTAATACTATTATTCTATCAGATTTCGTGTAATATTTCATATAAGTATTTTAATTCTTATAGTTAAATATAATAAAAATTCTTGATATAAAAAAATATTTTACTATTTATTTTTAACAATTTTTCAATTTTTTATAAATTTATTCCAGTATTTATCTGGATATAATATCTCATCTAACATTGGCGGTTTAATTCCTACTATAAGTTCAATTCCTTTTTTTATACCGTGTTTATCTAAAAAAGATTTAACATATTCAGCTGAATACTGATACATTATTTCATATTTATTTTCTTTATCTGTTATTTCATCTAACGTTTCAGGAATATAATCATTACCAACAATGCATTCTCCTATTTTTATAGGTACGTACATACATATTCCTTCTTCAATAAATTTAGCACCAAAAGAATTTCGAGGAATCATATTAAAATTATAGTATTCTGGACATACATACATACTGTCTAATCTCATTTCCATTATTACTTGATTAAAATAAAAATGTGTTAATTCATGAAAAATAACTCCTTTTACAAATGTATTAGCTTCTATTATAGTACGCCTTTTATATTTGGATAACATCGAAACTTCATATCCAATAAATTTTTCTTCATTTGTTATAATTATTTCAGAAGAACTTTTTTCTGATATACAAAAACCTAAAGCATCATCACCATCAGTATATTGGCTTAAAACATCTATAGAAATATATACGTCGTATAAAGAATCATGTACAAAATTTTGATATTCAGTTATAAGTTTTGATTCATTTTGTTTTACATACATTTCAATTCCTTTAGATGTAGGTCTACCATCTTTGCGTAATGGATAAATTTTTTGTGATAATAACGAAAATGATAAAAGGAAAAATAATATGAAAGTAAAATATTTTGTCATATACAAATATAAACAATATTTCTGAGATTAAAAAATAAATTTAAATAAAAATGAAAATAATACTATACCTATATCTAATCGCGTATTGTACGCGTACGCGAGTCGCGACACGATCTAGAGACTTGATATTCCTAGAGGCTTAAGTACTTGAGTTATATGATCACTTTTAAAAAAGTTTCGCATAGAAATTAATTTTTTGTTAATTTTATATTAATTTTTTGTTAAAGTTTTTTGAAAATAATTGCTAAAATATTTTTTTATGTCAAGAATTATAATTATATTAGTACTGAAATTAAATATATAAAGAAATTGGTTTAATAAAATATAATGGAAGCTTTAAAATTTAAAAAAATAGATGGTACTGCTATCGATAACGTAGAAAAATACGTAAAGGATTGGGCTAAAGAAAACATTCATGGAAAAATTATAGTTGGGTGCGATAGCCAAATTCATGGAAGGCGAATTAAGTACAGTGTTGTTATTGTAATGCATAGAATTGATAGAATGGATGTTGGCCATGGTTGTCATTTACTTATATGTGATGTGTGGGAAAAAAGAATGAATAAATCACAAACAGAAGAAATGCCAAGCAAATTATGGCGCGAAGCAGAATTCGCTTTACAGACAGCAGAATTAATAAATGGTTCAGATGAATATTTTAAAAAATCAATAGAAGTTCATTTAGATTTTAATTCTGTAGCTACTTCTAATTCTCATGAAAATTTATCTAATAAAATGTATGCATCTGGATTAGGCTTATTGAGCGGTTATGGTTATAAAGTTTATGGAAAACCTTTTGCAAAAATTGCCAGCAACGTTGCAGATCATTTTTGTAGATAACATTAAATTTATTATATTATGAAAACATTTATTTTTTTATTATTTTTATTTTTGACGTGTTCATGTTATTCTGTAGTAACAAAGTATCTTTTTAAAAAAACTTATGCTGCAGCAGATAGCAATATTGTTATTTCAGATATATATGAACAATGTAGTTTGTATCATCTTAAAGAAACCCCGATAAATAATTGGATTGTTAATGAATATTCTTCAGATACTTCTCAATTTGTTCAAAGAATGATTAGACATGAAGAAAGTAAAAAAGAGATATATGATTTTATCTATTCAAAAATCATATATCCACATAAAACATATTATGAATTTAAAATTAGATATACTGGTAAAAGAAAATAAAATTTAATTTTTATTAAATAAAGTCTGAAATATTTTTTTATTTCAGATTTTTTTATTATATTTACTTATGAAAGTTTTGATACAAGGCAAGAGAGAATTTAATAAATTCATGGAATATAATAATATCATAGATGATAATGTTACAACTAAAGATATGATGATAATTTCTATCAATAATCATATTGAAGATATTAATTCATATTTTAAACGTCAACATTCTAATGTTATGATAATGCATTTTGGAGATTATAGTATTGATGAATTTAATAAAAATGATTTTTCTGGACCAACTGGAATTTTTAATGAATATAAAGCTAAAAAACTTTATGAATTCATTAAAAGAAATAAAGAAAAGAAATTAGCTGTACTACACTGTGGAGCAGGAATATCTCGGAGTGGTGCAATAGGTACTTTTATATTTGATTTATATGGCGAAGGAACTTTTGAAGAATTTAAAAGAAAAAATCCACGCGTACAGCCTAATCAACATATTCTTAGATTATTAAATGAACAAAAAAGAAATGATAAATCAATCACTTAAAGAATTTATAAAAGAAACTCCTGTTGAAATACAAGAATATCTTCAAAAATCAAAAACTTTACAACAATCAAAAAGTTGGCATCCTGAAGGAGATGCTTATACTCATATAAAAATTGTGTTTAATAGAGCAATAAAATTAAATGATATAAATTTAATTATTGCTGCAGTAATGCATGATTTAGGAAAAGTAGATGTTACAATTAAAAGATCTGATGATATATACAACACGTATGGACATGAAAATGTATCTGCTAAATTAGTAGAAAAATATAGAGATTGGATTGAAAGTTTAGGAGCAAACTATGAAATTGTTCATTATGTAGTTAAAAATCATATGAAAGCTAAACTTCTTTTAGAAATGAGATCTGCAAAACGTCGTGCCTTTCAAACTCATAGATTTTATAGATATATTATGATGTTTATAGAATTAGATAATATGCAAATTGATTATTCTGATGATCTTAACGACTGAACAAATATTATTATTAAATAGATGTGTGGCTCAGGGACCTATAGATAAGGCCTCTGTAGTTATATTTGGTAATGAATTTGGAACAGCAGGAGGAGAAGGCGATACTGAAAGATGTGTTAAACGATTTATAAATGAATTTAAAACAAGAAAACTTTTACAAATAGGAGAAGGCTTTTCTACAATTGATATTGATCCGCCGCCAGTTAATAGTACGTTTCTTCAATTTATAGCAAGATTAATGCTAGCGTTAAAATATAAAGATGATAGATTTTTTGAAGAATTAACGCCAGAAGGAAAAATTTTTCTTAATAATTATATAATGAACTCTCTTTATAGAGAAGATACAGCAATTGTTAATCTTAAACCTTATCCACAACACACAGAAAGACACTGGGACTATTCAAATATAGATGAAAAGGTGTATTATAAACAATACAATTTTATGCATAGAAATCATCTAAGTGATCAATATAAAGAAATAAGAATTAAAGCAATGAAAGAAGCGTTTGATTTAGCAAAAACTGCGTTAATAATTGGAAGTGGAGATAAAGAAAATAAAAGAGCTTTTTTACAAACAATATATCCTGAAATTGAATTTGCTGAATACAAATTAAATGAAACTGCAAAAATTTATTTTTCAAGATATCCAAAAATTATTTTATCAAATTATTATGATCATAGAAGCGGTATTCGTTTAAGTGGTTTAAAAAGTATTTATGAATTTATTGTAAAAAGTAATTTGCTATAGTTTTTATTAAATAATATTAAGTTGTATTTAAGACCGCTAGTGATAGCGGTCTTTTTGTGCTTATATTTTTGTAAAAAATCTTTTATACTTATTTTATTTGAATAAATAAATAAAATAAATCTTAGCATAATTATGCAGTATTCAAATTTTTCGCGATTAGAAGAAGGATTAACAATTAAATTATATAATGCTGTTCCTATCGAGAACGTTTTAGAAATTAAATATTTTAATGATAATTCTGCTGGTACATTTCTAAAAAAAGAATTTCGTTGGTCATTTAATAATGAATATTGGTCAGCATGGGAAACATTAAATCAAAGCGCTATTTCTCGTTTAGATACTCATAGTAATTATTTTTTATTTTTACAAATACGTTATGTATTATCATCAGAAAATTCTGGTACTGTTTCTAAATTTTCAATACATTATAATGAAGGCTTTTCAACTCTTACACCTACAATCTTACAACAAAATATTCATGATTTAGACGTATCCACTGTTCTTATCTATGATTATCTACAAAAATATAATATAATACCTATAACAGATGCAAGTTTATTAAATGGATACGCTGGAAGTTATTATTTAGATAGAACTCATCATAAAGGACAACAACCGATTTCTTCTGTAACAGGCTTACAAACAATTCTTAATAATTTACAACTAGTTGGTACAACATATTTAAAAGAATCATCTATCGGCGTAGGATTTAATTGGAATAATGGAAAATTAGATGTTAGCGGTGGAGGAGATGTAACTAAATCATATGTAGATGGAAGTTTAGCTTTAAGAGATTTATCCATAAATGATATTTATTATATAATAGAATCTTCTATTTATATAAAAACTCAAGTAGATAGCTCATTTGCATTAAAATCTGATGTTAATTCATCTTTAGGTCTTTATGTCCAGAAAATTGGAGACACAATGTTTGGAGCTTTAAATATGAGCGGCCAATCAATATTTGACATTGCGATACCTATTAATTCATCCGATGCTACAAATAAATTTTATGTAGACAATATAACTTCAACTAAACAAAACAATTTAACATTTGGAGATTTTTTAACAAATACAGATGGAAGTATTAGACTTGGAGGAATAGGACGTACTTCATCTATTTTAGATTATAGAGGTCATATATTTGATCCTGGTATAGGATTTGATGTTGGTAATGTTTGGGGAATTTATGTTGATCCTAGTAATAAAATTTATGCAGCAGGAGAATTTACAGGATATCAAGGACAATCTGCTAATGGAATTATTCGTTTAAATCCCGATGGAACAATAGATACAACATTCGATGTAGGTACTGGTTTAGATCCAGCAGGAGCATATTATATTACGCCTGGAATTAATAATAAGATTTATGTAGGCGGTTATTTTACATCATATCGAGGGCAATCTGCTAATGGTGTGGTTAGAATTAATTCAGATGGTACTATAGATAATACTTTTGATGTAAGTTCTGGATTTAATGCTGAAGTTGATGCAATGGTAGAAGATTCTTCAGGAAGACTTTACGTTAATGGAACCTTTAGTACGTATAGAGGTTTACCTCAACCTAGATTAATTAGATTAAATCCAGACGGAACTAAAGATACAACATATGATGTCGGTACAGGTATGAACGGCTATTGTTATAATATGTTATTAGATGCAAGCGAAAAACTTTATCTTGCTGGAACTTTTACTACATATAAAGGATTACCTGAATATAGATTGCTTAAATTAAATTCTGATGCAACGAAAGATACTTCATTTGATATAAGTACCGGATTTAATAGTAATGTTATTTGGCTTGCGTTAGATCCAAGCGAAAAATTATATGCAGGTGGTTATTTTACAACATATAAAGGATTACCTCAAAATCATTTAATTCGTTTAAATCCTGATGGAACTAAAGATGCTGTCTTTGATATAAGTTCAGGTTTTGGCGAAACATATGGTTATTTATATTCAATAGCATATGATTCAAGTATTAATAAATTATATGCTGGTGGTTATTTTAGTACTTATCAAGGAGAAACTAATAATTGTCTTATTAGATTAAATACTGATGGAACTAAAGATGCATCTTTTTATACTGGTACCGGATTTGATCCTTATGTTTTATCTTTAGCGTTAGATTCAGCAGGAGAAATTTATGCAGCAGGAGAATATACTACATATCAAGATGTATCTCAAAATACTATAACTAGATTATACCCTAATGGAGATTTACAATTGCCTATTAGTATTAATATAAATGAAAAAGGACTTTCATATGGTGCTAATTATTCTGTAATAAACACATTTAATAATAGATGGTTGCCCGATAAAGAATATGTTGATACAACTGATAATCTTAGACTAAAAGAAGCTTCAATTGGTGCTGGATTTGTTTGGAATATTGGAAAATTAGATGTTAGTTCTGGTGGTAGTGGTACTCAAGGAATTCAGGGCTCACAAGGAATTCAAGGTTCTCAAGGAACCCAAGGCCAAATTGGTTATGGAACTCAAGGAACTCAAGGAACCCAAGGAATTCAAGGTTCACAAGGTACCCAAGGAATTCAGGGTGGACAAGGAACTCAAGGAATACAGGGTAGTCAAGGAACCCAAGGTGAAATTGGTTCTGGATCTCAAGGTTCTCAAGGAATACAAGGTTCTCAAGGAACCCAAGGCCAAATTGGTTCTGGAACTCAAGGAACCCAAGGAATTCAAGGAACACAAGGAACACAAGGAATTCAGGGTAGTCAAGGAACTCAAGGAACTCAAGGAACTCAAGGAACACAAGGCCAAACTGGTTCTGGATCTCAAGGAACCCAAGGAATTCAAGGTATAACAAGTACTGGATCTCAAGGAACTCAAGGAATTCAAGGTTCTCAAGGAACACAAGGAATTCAGGGTAGACAAGGAACAACACAAGGAATTCAAGGAATTCAAGGTTCTCAAGGAACTCAAGGAACACAAGGTTCTCAAGGAACACAGGGAACACAAGGAACTCAAGGCCAAACTGGCTCTGGATCTCAAGGAATTCAAGGTATAACAGGTGCTGGTACTCAAGGAACACAAGGAATTCAAGGTTCTCAAGGAACTCAAGGAATTCAAGGTCAAACTGGTTCTGGATCTCAGGGTTCACAGGGGATTCAAGGTATAACAGGTGCTGGTACTCAAGGAACACAAGGAATTCAGGGTAATCAAGGAACTCAAGGAACCCAAGGAATTCAAGGAATTCAAGGTACACAAGGAATTCAAGGAATTCAAGGAATTCAAGGAATTCAAGGTTCTCAAGGAACTCAAGGAACACAAGGAATTCAGGGTAGACAAGGAACAACACAAGGAATTCAAGGAA